CCTTGAAGTGGCCAAAATAGCCTGTGCCTCAGCGTAGAGAGCCTCTTTAATGTTGCCTGTATAGCCAGTAACAACACGGCGGCCAAGAGAAATAACCGACGTAAGACCATCCACATACACGACCTGTTTACGCGCCATGTCAGTTACCAAACGAAACAGTTGTGTGGTGTGTACCCGTATCGTCATTGTAAACCTGGACAGAAAGAATCAAAGGCGAACTACCGTCAGGTAACAAAATCTTGGAATCCGTTGTAATTGTTGGGTTTCCGTAAAAAATGATCGTTCCAACCTCATAAACATCACGCCCATCAGCTGACTTAACCACTCGACCAGTTTCCTGAACCCGGCAATTCGTGGCCGTACCAGTAGCAGAAAAGGTGAACTTGCCATACGCATCGGCAGACGACTTAGGGTAAACAGTCACCTGAGAAGGCATCATTCCAAGGAAAGCGGCCTCAATCGTCATTCAGGGAAGTCCTGGATCGGTGGAACATACATCATTCCTGTGCCAACGTTGCGGCCCATACCAATCGAGAACTCTGAACTTACCGGGTAACCATTCGCATCCCAATTAGGTGAAGGCGGGGCAGCCCGTATAGCAGTAAGCCTCAACTGTGCAGCTCGATCCAAGAAAGTCTTGGCAGAAGCCCCAAATTGGGTTGAAATCGAAAGATCGCCCACACTCCTCGAATAGTCGCTCTTCGCGCTGTACTTGCCAGCAATAGCCTCACAAGCAAAAGCGGCCGATGTGTACGCATCGTTGTTCCACTCAGACAGCAAGAAGTCAATCTCAGGGTCCATAATCTGCTGATTATCGGTATCGGTATCGCCGCACAAGAATCGAACCTTGTCAATCGCCCTGGCTGAAGGATTACCTGTGTACGACCATTGTGCGCCTATCAGAGCCACGATCTGTATAGAAATCAAGCCATTATTAGGGGCTGTCAACAGACGTGGGCCGCTAAAAGTAGCTGTAAATGAAGCTACATAAAACCCAGCAGCCAAAGTCGCATCGGTAGCAGTCCAAGGGTATTCAACCTGCCCGGTTGCAGCCGAAACCAATGTGCAAACGCCATCAGTAATGACCTGAGTGCCTGTAGCGGCATTCCACATATTAAACGTGATGGTTGCCCCGGTGAGGTCTGTAGCAACAGCATCGGTGAGGAATTGGCGCGACAACTTAGGAAGGCGGTCACCTTTTTTAATGGTTATTTCAGCCATATCATTGCCCCAAAGTCACCGTTCCGTTGTTTCCACTCGTTGAAATCGCAAGTTTAGAACCACCAGCCAAGACCTCTAGCAATACCCCACTAGCGAGAACACGATCATTACCACCTGATACAGACATAAAACCTGAAGAAACAGCAATCGGTTCGTCAATCAAACCTTCCGAAATCGAAGCACCAGCACCGCTTGCGTTCGCTGTCCGAATAGCCGTCACATAAGCAACAATCGTTGAGCTGCCAGCTGCCAAATCTGTTACAACCCGGAGAACACTTCTCAATCGCATCGCTGTTGAATCGCTGGACCCTACAGCTGAGGCCGTACGTGGACTTATATGCAAACCATCAGCATTAGAACCACTAGAAGCCGTATTTGAGCCATTTCGGAAAGTTGTACGAAGTTTCTCGGTTAAAGAAGTGCCAGTTCCTGATCCAGTCGCCGCCCTAGCTTTAGTAGCAAGACCAATCGCATTGTCAGTTCCCGCCCCGGAAGCTGTTACAACTCGAATATGAGTAGTCTTTTTAACGGTTGAAGATGTGCTTAAACCTATGTTTGAGGCTGTTCTGACACGAATGTAGTTGCCAGCAGCCGTATCGTTCGCCGTGGCCCCGCCAGCACCATAAGCCGAACGATAAGCCTCATAAGCAACAGCAACAAGGGAGCTGCCCAAACCCGTACCAGTCGCATCAACGAATGTAGATCGAAGAGTCTGCGTTACCTGTGTTGAAGATCCCAACCCTGTAGCAGTCCTAACACGCGTTATCTGATTACTAGCCGACTGGCCGCCCAACGCATCCGAAGTTGCCGAACGAGGAACAACCCTTACACCTGTTGAACTCCCCAAACCTTGACTGCTACTCGTAGCAGAAACAAACGTGGTTCGAGACTTAATCGCATCGCTAGTTCCTGTGCCTTCTGCTGTTCCTACACGAAGTTTTACGATTGCACGATTAGCGATTGCTGTACCTGTGCCGTTGCCTGTAGCGGTTCTTGCTCGGATAGAACTTGTTGTTGTTGTTCCAGAACCTACACCTGAGCCTGTAGCGGTTTGTGAAACCGTGAGTGTTCCGTTGTAGGAAAGGTTGCTGGCGTTGTAAAGAAACCCAGAGTTGTTGTAGAGGACAGCCATTTGTTCCTAAAAGACCCGCATAGATAAAGCAAAGTCTCTTTTACGTTTCAATACACCCCACCAAAATCCGTACCATTGTTTACCATTAACAAAGTTGGCAGGAATTAAATCTAGGACATCTTCGTAGTTATCTAAAGAGTAGTTTCCTTCAACCCTCATATTCAAAAGGTTGATAGCAAACTCAGCATTGGCACACACAATGTCTCGTTGGATTTCCATATCAAGATTCTTGTATTGTGGGTAACAGGACAACAAACTTGTTAAAGACAGATGAGCCATTTTTTGTTTAACAAACTTCAACAACTCCTGTTTGGTTTGAACTACACCATCAGGTCTTCTACGGGCATCGGTGTTACCTTTGAAATATTCGGCAACCTGCATATCTACTTGGTCTGCGACCAGTGAACTATCAAATCCTATTTGGTCAAGAAACTTTTTGGCATCCAATGCAATAGGGTCAGTGCCATTAAATGGCGCATCAGCCACAGCAGCCCATTCTGTTATCAAACGGAACATCTCAGACAATGTTGCAGTCGATTGTGGAAACGGGTCGCCGTTAACAAAGTAATCCTTTGGAGATTCATCATCTTTTACATAAGCAAAGATAAGATTTGATGTTCCACTTACATTGATGATTGGTTCATAAATTAAGACATCTTCTGCCGACCAACCCTGATAATAAGGTTCTGTGCCTGGGGTTAAATATCGTTCAGGGCCATAGAAAGTGTTATCGCAACGCCAACTGGAGGCATCTTCGTATATTGGTTTGGAGTTCATAAAGTAGAATATGCCCCTGTTGGAATAATCCAAACCGGGATTCAAATATTGAACCACTCGCTCATAAGGCAAAGCACTAACGTATTCTTCTTTGTCTCCGCATTTAGCAACAAAACTATGTATTGTTTGAACTTCACGATATGTATGAAACGCTACAAGAAGTTTTCCGTCAGGCATACGATGCAAATCGTATGAAGCAAACTCTTCATCACCTGCTGGTGTTCTACGGAACAATCGCACAGCATCATCTGTAATGTTGTCAAGCATGTAGAACAGTTCATAGTTGCGCCAGCCAGTTAGATTGTAATTTTTTATTTCCATGATTTTCCCTATGAACTCCAATATTGAATATATATTCCGCCAGTAGCACCGCTCGTTGCTCCAGTACCACCATAAATACTTCCGTTTCCACCATAGCCAATAGCAGTTGGACTTCCATGAGAACCAGCAGCACCAGCAATTGTTCCTCCAGCACCACCCGAAGTACCCCAAAATGAGTTTCCTGCACCACCTGAGCCTGCAACACCACTGGTTGCGTTTCCACCATAACCATCGGTACCTGCACCACCACCACCGTTGGTGTAACCACCTTTACCAGTTTTTACATAAGGTGCGCCACCAGTGTAAGCGGGATTATCTCCACCACCGACATCACCTCCGTAACCTTGGTCTCCGCCACCGTAACCACCACCTGCACCAAAGACAGTTATGTTTGTTCCACCAAATAAAGTTCCAGTTCCAGAACCTCCAGTGCCGCCGTCGTTACCACCACCACCACCACCCATTACCCAGTTTATATAACCACTGGTACCCGAAAATGCCCAATTAGTTCTGACACTCAGACCACCAGAACCGCCACCACCACCCCATCTACCACCGCCACCGCCACCACCAATGCAAAGAACATAAGGTAAAGCGGCAGGAGTTACACCACTAACAGTAGGAACTGTAAGGTTTGATGTTACTTGACTAAAAATTGCCCTGACACCCCAACTTTGCCACGAAGTGGAAGATGAAGTTGTGGTGCCAACACTGTTTACTGCTACAACACGAACGTAAAATGTGTACCCATTACCATCAACAGTAGCGTTCGTTGGCAACCCAGTTACCGTGTACGAAATAGCAGTTGACTGACCAGTAACAGTACCAGCAGTCACCTGGGTATAAGAAGCAAAATTGTTTGTTGTGTTGTACTGGAAATAAACTGTTGTGCTTGCACCGTTGGCACTTATGGTTGCGTTAAAAGTTGCACGACTTTCCGTATAGTTGGTTACTGCGTTAATTGTAGTTGTAGGTGCAGCAGTGGTTGTAAACGAAACAGCACTCGAAGCGGGACCAGAACCAAAAAGGTTTACCGCTCTCAAATAAACATTGTAAGAAGTGTACGTTGACAAACCGCTAACAGTTACAGGACTAATAGCATCAGCAGGACTGAGCGCAGTCCAAGACGAGTTATTAAACGAATACTCGTAATTTGTTATTGGCGAACTACCATCATCAGATGGTGCAGTAAACGAAATCGCAACACTCGTGCTAGACGGAACAGCACTTAATGATGTTGGAGCAGTTTTCGGTGCAGTCGGACCCTTCATGCTGCCGATTATTCCACCGAGAACACCAGCCATCAGGTGAGTCCATTACCACTGATTATCCATGATGTTGAAGTTATCTTTACAGCAGTAGCCATACCAAATGCTGCAAGAGTTCTAGAACCAGTTGTTCCAAGACCAGCCAAATACATTGTGTCTGTTGTTATAGCAATAGTAACTGTTGAGCCAGAACCAGCAATAAATACAAGAGTAGAACCAATTGGCATAGCAATAGTTCCATTTGCTGGAATAGTTACAGTACGAGTTGCACTTGAATAAATATGTGTTCCAGCATCCGCAGCCACAATTCCATAAGCACCCGTAGTAGCAGAGTTTTGTGGCAAACCCATATAACCAAAACCGCTAGTGCCAGTTGTAGTTGTTCCAGCAGTTGGGTTTCCAGTTACGGTACCAGTAAATGTTGGGCTAGCAAGTTTTGCCAACACAGGTGCAGCAGTAGTACCTATCGCTGCTTCTATAGCCTCAACAGCATCGTTTATATCGGCATGTTGTCCAGCGTGAGAAGGACTTGATAGCGAATCCCCGGCTATTGGGTTGGTGAAATTATCAAGACTTGTAGGGAAATTGATAGCCATTATCGGCTACCCGATCAGTCAAGCGTCAAAGTAAGTGATGTAATTTGAAAAGTATCGCCAGCAGTAACAGCAGCCGAAGACGAGAAAGCACCCGACCACAAACAGTTACCAGCAGTTGACGCATCCCACAATGACCAATGGCTGTAAGTTTCCGTTGTAGAAACGTTAGTCCAGCTAACAGTCGCAGACGAAGCCATAGAACCGCTAGAAGCGGCCGAAAAAGTAACAGCCTTGCGAGTAGTTTCAACAGCAGCGTTAGCCGTGCCATCCTCACCCGGATCGCCCAAATGCAACTTGATATATGGGGCCGTAACAGCAAAAGAGGTGTTACGAAGAGTATTGAGGAACGCTAGTTCACCATAATTAGAAATCGTCACTATTTACCTTCTTCTTCGGTCTTGGACTTCTTGGCCTTAGGCTTAGGGGTTTCCACAACCTCATCCTCGGCTGGAGGCTCAACAGAAACAACATTTTCTGTTACCTCAGCCAAAAAGCGACCGTTGACCAACTGACGCACATTGCGCCAACCGCCAGCATCCACAAGGGTGCCAGTAGGGATCGTTGAACCATCGCCTGCCGAAATTGGTTTAAGAACTCGATATGCCATAAAACTCTTTCAGATAAATAGAACCGAGGTCAATTGACCCCGGTGCTTATTAAACCCTGTACCAAACAACCGTGTTGGCTGCTGAAACACGTACCTTGAAAGAAGCCGATGAAGCCGCTGCAACAGTTGCTGAACCAACAATTGTCGCATCAGTACCAGCAGTAATCGTCAAAGCATGAGTTGCCGCAGCAAGGTTGGTGAAGGTGACATCAAAAGTGTCACCTGCCACATAACCCTTCAGCGCACCACAAGTAAGAGTTCCTGTAGGAATTGTCTTGGCTCGTGCTGCTGTTGGGGTGCAAATGAACAAACCACCGTTAGTAACAACCTGTGCGGCTGTCATAGTTTCGGCTGCATCCGTAAGCGTGGTAACAGTTGTTTTCTCGGTATGGGTATTTCCAGCAACGACACCGTTGATCCGTAAAGAACCAAACA